TATAGATGCACCACTTTTTCCTGCTGATTGTGCGTTAGCTAATAACTTGTAATTTGAATAGTCGTAATGACTCTCTAATAGTGTATCTGTTAGCGAAAGTATATGTAACTCAGCTAAGTTTTTTGTACTATCGAATAAATTATTTACTTCAAAAGTACCAATAAGACTTTTATCGGCTTGTGAAAACTGTTCAAAACCGTCTATACTATTTGGATCGTCTTGGTTGACTGTATATGTTATATCTGCCATTATGTACTAGCTGCTTCTATGTCTATTAGTTGTTGATTTAGTGCTAAATTCTGCTCTCTTAATTGTGCAATCTCATCTAACAGTGGTTGTATATCTTCTGTTACTGCGTCATAGCTAACTAACTCAGAACTCTTTTTAATTAAATATTCATGTGAATTAGTCTCTCCTGTTATGTCTATACTGAAATATAATTTTTCATATAGTCTGAATAGTTCTTCAGGAGTATCTGGATCTTCTTCAGGTACTGGTTGAGTAAATGTTTTGAAAGATGTATCAACTACCTTATTGAATTTGTCGGTATTAAATACAGTCTTTGTTATTTGTATATTACTATCCATTTCGTATTACCTTAAACACATTGTTATTATCCAATACTGTTGTACTACCATCTAGGGTTGTTTTTACTAATATCCTATAATATCTCTCAGGTTGCAACCCATCCATGTACACATCAAAATAAGGTCCTGTTGCATCACAGCTAATTTTAGTAAATTGTGTATCATAATCTACAATCATTTCTTGAGTGTTTTCATCTCTAAGTCCCCAATATGATCCACTTGGTAATGCATAGTTTACTAGGTACACTGATGAGATTGAAAAAGTTCTAGCAGGATATTTTGGTTTTGCTGTAAGTCTAAATCTTTGCTTTCCTACATCACTATATGTTCCTCTATTATTTGCTATTCCTATTGTTGCTATTGATGTGTTTAGTACCGATAAACTTCCTGTGGTGTATGTTGTATCATCCCACTTGAACTCCATGTATGGAGGATATATTGTATTCGTATTTGCACCGTAATATTTTAACCTAATTGATGCAGATGTGTAAAACTCTAAATCATCTTGTAGTTTTATTATAAATCCGTTATTTACAATAGATCCGTTGTTGTGTAGTTTTACAGCACTAGTTACGTTTATATTAACATCGTGAGTAGATGTAAGTCCATGAGATTGTGTAAATTCTAAATTAGTTCCTACAGAACCTGTGTACCAGTTACCTCCTACTCCTTGAGATGCTGTGTAAAACGATGCTGTTACACCTGTTGGAAATCCTGAGGGTAACCATGCATTTGTTGATCCTATTGATCTATACTGCCATGAAACTCCAGTTGTGTTGGTTGGTGAATCGCCAAACTTACCTACTCCATTATCCCATGTAGTTGAGACCGGATATGCATATAATTTGTACCCCAATGGAAGATCAGATGCATCTGCTAGATACAGATTGATACTTGCACTGTAGTTATTATTTCCTATTCTATTTGTAACAACGTCAGCAATTTCATCTGAACTGTACTGAACTAAAACTCTACTTGTTCGTCCAGTACCTGAGAAATCAGGGTATCCTGCTATTTCAACTATCTCATCTTTACCTGCATTTCCTGTCTGTACTTCTGAGAAAATAAATGTATCCTTTTCGGGAAATATTCTGTATACTGCCATGTTATAGTGTTGTTATTCTTCCTTTAATATCTGTACTTGGAAATCTTACTTCAAAGATCATTGGATCATATGAAGGGTACACAATGTTATTTCTTGTTGCACCTTTTATGTCATACGCATATTCTGAGTAGTTTCCTCCTGATAGATTTGTTATTTCTACTTTTTGTACTGTCTGTACCCCTTTTACTTTATCAAGTAGTGTGTATATACTTGATATGTCTATTGGTTGATTTATGCTCCACTTGGCAATATCAAAGTAGTCTTGTAACAGTGTTGTACATTGCACTAACACATCACTTCCTAAATAATTTGGTCTTAATATTATGTCAAAATTAACTCCTATATTAACTACAAATGCATCTTTAATATTGATGGCATCGGTTAATAACATGTATTGCGATAGGTATGTCTTTAAGTTATTCTTAAGGTTGCTTGTTGCGGTTATTAAATTTCTATTGCCATTGTATGCAAGAGTGTATAGTGATAGTGATAGTGGATTGCTATCGATTATGCTATCTGTTGCTGAATTTGGATTAGTTAGTTGATCTTGTGTTATGTAGACTTTTCCTACTGATCCATACTTAGATGGTAGCGATAATGCTCTTACTGTGTAATCTTGTAGTGTTACTGCTCTTCCTTGCTCGTTAAATGATCTTAGTGAGTTCTCTCTTACCTCCTCAACTGTATCACCATTTTTACCTCCCGTAGCTGCTACTAAATTTGTAAATGCTAATCCAGTTCCAGTTCCCGATGCATTAACACTAACTACTGCTGTAACAGTGTTTGCTGGTACGTTTGCAGAAACTCCACCTCCTACTAAGTATCGTATTTGTAACGTACCTAAAGGTGCTTGTCCATAAGTTTTTGTGTATAAAAAGTTTGATGGATCATATGCATAATCAATTCTAGAAATTCCTTGACTATTACCTAATCCTACGTTAGTTGGATCTGGGGTAATTATGGTATCGTCCTGACCTGTTATACCTGCTCCAAATTGTACTAGTAGCTGACCTGTTGAATTAAACCTTGTTGTAAATCTTCTAGGAACTTTCTGTAGCGATAGATTATATGGTACTAGACTGCTGTCTGAACTTCCGTTTGTTGTATCTACAAAAATTGTATCTTGTCCTAGAAATGGAACTTCGTACCATATATTCCCTAGTCCGTTGTTATCTATTATTGATAGAATTCCTATAATATTTGAGTCGTTAATTGTGATAGTCTTAAACTTCTCAACTGATGTGATTGTTTCAGTAACTGTTCTAACTTCTCCTGAAAACGCTTTAGCTGTTTTCGATAACCTAAACTGATTTGGCTGTCCACTTATATCTAAACTCTCTACTACGACTGTTGTTGGATCATAGGAGCTTGAAAAGGAAAAATCAATGGGTTTATCTATATAGAATTTAACTTGTCCTGCTGAATTTGAACTTAGTTGAGTTCCTGCAGCTATCTGCAATGTTTGTGACCAATCTGGCTGTGCACTAGATCCCGATGCTGCAACTATGTGAGATACTTCAATATCAACTTCAGCAACTGTTGTTACTTTCGGTCTATATCCCATCATATAAGCTAATGTATATAGATTTGCAGGATTTTTAGCATACTGTAGGTATGTTTCCTGTAACTGCATATCTTGGTAGAAAGATAGTACATCTCCTACATATGCAGCCATTTCCATAAACATCATACCTGGTGATGCTGGAGTAAAGTCGTTATACGTGTTTGGGAAGTAGTTTTTAGTATACTCTATCAGCTGATTTCTAAAATCTGTGAAATCCTTATTTACGTATTTTATTTCTCTATCTTGAGCCATTATTGTTCAAAATTAATTGTAAATTCATCTATGATGTTTGTATTCCTAATACTATATTTTAAGTATAGGATATACGTATTTGTATCTTGCTGCTGCTGAGTGATTATCTGGTTTACAATTACGTTTGGAAACCATAACGCTAATCCTGACCTAACTATCTGCTCAACTTCTTCATCTATCTCAACTGTCATCTGCTCAAATAAAACAGCTCGTAATCCTGCTCCAAATGTTGGATTAAAAAACCTTTCTGACTCACCTGTTAGAAAGAAGTTAATTAAATTAGTTTTTATAGCTTCTTGAGTTGTGTAAGTTGTATTAAATACTTGGTTAGAGCTGAATGGTAATCCAACTCCTACACCTACACTTGGTTGTAGATCTAATGGGTTTATCTGTTGTACATTAAATGCCATTATCCTCCGAATCTTTGTTTATCCTTCTCTTGCGATGCCTTAAAGACAGCTGCTGCATTTTTAACAAAATCGAACTGTGATATGTCTAATCCCGGTTCTGGTCTTGCAAAACTTTCTTCCATCATTATAGGGTTCATTGCTAATCCAGGTGCAGATACCATATCAGATACTCCTGAGTATGCTGTTCTATATTCATCCCCTACCATTTCAGCTTTTGTCTCATTTAGCAGATCAGCGATTGGATCTCCTGTTGAAATTCTAGCTTTTTGTGGTGGAGTATATGGTTCGTATTTTGTCACTTTAGAAACTTGCTTTTTAGGTGCTTCTGTTAATACTTCACCTAACTCCTCTCTAAGTACTTCTCTTACTGCTTCTTTTATTAGTTTTTTAAAAACTTCTGTTTTCATAATTATAAATAGTTATATTATGGTAATTGATTATCTATTCTAAATTTGATTTCATCCAGCAATACTTTTGTATCTGAGCTGAATGATGATGGTCCGTATAATACAATTACTCCTGCTCTATCTTTTGCAATTGCATATCTTCTAGGTGCTATTTTTGGTGAGTTTGGATCATCCACTATTATTAATTCATATCCCTTATAGAAGTAATCTGGATCTAAAGCACCTGAGCTATCTGTCGGAGCTCCCTCTGAACCTGTATTTTGTGGTGGTTGTGCAGATGCTACTATTTGATTTAGTTGTGCAGAATCCTTACTACATCCTTGAATTGCTAGATCGATTGCTTCTAATCTCCTCTTTAATCCTCCTAGTGTAACTGATACAGTGTTAATTACTCCTAAAATTCCTGCTTTATCAGCTTCTAGAGCATCTAGTAGTTTGTTTAACTGAATTAATCTGTCACTTAATTTTGTTAGTGCAGAAAAAGGTACACCCTTTACAAGTGCTCCAGGATCTGGTACGAACTGCAATACTGTTGGTCTTGGTATTCTCTTTATAAATGCTATTGCAACTCTAGCAGCTCTAATGCTAGCGTCTAATTTATTTGCAACA